TTGATATATGTTTCATAATCTGGTCTTTCATGATCGTACTTAGACCATAATGCTTTTGCATCTTTACCAATTTTACCGTCTATAGGACAAGGTGTACCTGCTTGTATCATAGATTCAAACACTCTTTCGTCTTGACAAAGTATAGCTACAGCTGCAACTTTCATACCGAAGTCATTTAATATTCTTGCTAGTTTTAATCTTTCACAATTTTTATCTATAAAATGTTTACCACCACTAACACCCAAACCAAATGTTTGAATACCTAATGATCCGCCTACGGCACAAACGTCTTGTGTCATAGAATTATAAGATGGTGCGCCTGCACTTGGCGGTGCTGATTTTGTGTTAGAGGTAGAATTATTTGTTGTTGTGCTATTAGAACTAGACCCAGATTGGTATGTTGTAGTAGCACTAGATGTGTAACCACCTTCAATAGCAGTATTAGATCCTGATGTATTAGTTTGTGTTGAACCTGGATATGCTGGTTTCATAAATGCTAATAAACAAAATAAAACGATCAGTATGCCTGTGAAATAATAGTTCATCCTATTAGCCTCCATTACTTTTTTCAACCTCGTTTTCATATGTTTTATCTACATTACTATCTTTGCATTCACATCCTTCACAGGTGCAAATGCCATATTCATCTGCATGTAAATCTTTGTCTTCACCACAATGACATGGGTGAAAACATTTATTACACACTGTCATATTATTTAATCCAGCTTATTAACCAACTCCAAATCTTTTTAATTGGTGCTACAACCCATCTTCTCCACAGATTTGTTGCTCTGTTTATTACTCTTTTAATCATTTTTTTTCTCCTCAATTTCGTAAAAGAACTTGTCGGTGTCTTCTGTTTTCCATTGTCCAGAATCTTCTACGTTCCATTCTGAAGTTTGCACTTTCCAGTCAGGAATATTATCTTTCACAGTGAAAGAAGGTAAATCCCATATACATCTATTGTTAGGTTGTGCTGCATAATTACCATCATTTAATGCAATTATGTGTGCGCACTTATGTTCGTGCGGTATTTCAGAATGTTCGACGTCTAGTATATTACTCTCTGGATGTGCAAAGTCAACGGTAAATAAATATTTACCGTGATGCCATTTTTTATCTTTGCCTATGTACTTACCTGAAGTACCTGCTAATAAATCCCAAATATGAACAGCAGGATAATAGCTAAAACAATTCCAAAGCTGAAGTTCATCAAGTCTACGTTTTGGAACATCTTCCGGTCTAAATCCTCTCTGAATGAAGGCAGATATCGGGAGACGATAAAAGACAGCGCCATTCTCCATAATCGCATGGAATAAAATAGCACGACCTGAAATAGCGCTAAGACCAAACACAATGCAGTCTTCAACTTCTCCATGATGTTTTTTAAGATCATATAAGTACTCCTTTTTTATTTGTGCGTAAGTTGGTGGTATGTTTGCATTTAAGTAAGCCATGATTCAGTGCTATCATCAAAATCTCTGTAGTCTATGGTAATTTCGTCACCTATTTTAATATTTTTTAAGGCTATTCCATCATCATCTACATTAGGATTTGTGCTATGATTTAAATATTTTTCATTATCAATACTTAAAACGTATTCATATTTATTATTTTCATACCCATGAGATTCAATAAAATTAGCAAATGCTAAAGGCATTTTTGGTAAATTTGTTTTATCAAATCTAAATTCAAACTCAGGTCTTATTTCTTTTATCTTTTGTCCTTTCATAACATTTTCGTTTGAAAAAACTCCAACACCTTGTATTTTACTTTTGTCCAAATATGTATTTATTAAAAACATTATTTTATATCACCCCAATTAGACCCTTTTTCATAATCTACCTTATTAGGTATCTCAAGTTCAACTGCGGATTCCATAATTTCTTTTATAAGTTTAGCTTTTTTATCATCTTCTACAGAAATATCCAACTCGTCATGCACTTGTATGTGTGCAACAATTCCTTCTTTATACAGTTCTAACATTGATTTTTTAGTCATATCTGCAGCAGATCCTTGAATTAATTTATTCAAAGCTTTGTATGTATAAGCACGCTTGATGCCTGCTCCATATTCCTGGCGGGCTTGGTCAAATGGTAAAGCTTTATGTATACCAAATTGATTAGGTTCCCATAAATGAAACCTGCATAATCTACCAAGTAAAGTTCTTATCTGTCCACGTTGCTGTGCTCTGTTAGATACAGATTTAGTTAAACTTTTTACAAATGGAACTCTTTCGTGATAGATAGAAAATAGTTCTTCTGCTTTTTCTTTTGATACACCAAGTTCTGCCTGTAGTTTAGCTTTACCCATACCATAAAACAAACCAAGATTAATTACTTTAGCTTGACTTCTTGGTATGTCTGCCATCTTAGCAACGATTGTATGAAAGTCAGCGTCATCTTGTAGGTAAGAATCTTTAACGCCAAAGACACTTGCGTCTTGATCAAGGGATGCGTAGTGAACTACTAGTCTTGGTTCTTGTTGACTGTAGTCAAAGCATCCCCACTCGCAACCAGACTCAGGAATAAAGAGGGATCTAATCATCGGCCCTAAGTCTTTGTTACGAGCAGGAATTTGTTGTAAGTTTGGATTCGAATATGAAAATCTACCAGTTACTGTTCCACCAGTATCTGATCTAATTTGATTTATGTCTGCATGAATCCTACCATTGTGTTCGTGTTTTATAATAGTATCTATAAATGTTGTATGTGCCTTGTTAATCTCTCTTGCTTTTGATATACATTGTACTAAAGGATGTTTATGAGTAGAAAGAAAGTTTTTAGTAAATGAAGGCGCTTGTGTTTTTTCTGTCCGTTCGTATTCCAGGTTTAATTTATCAAAGACTTTGGCTATCGATCGCGCTGCCCATATTTGAGTTTGTACTCCTGTTTCTTTTTCTACTTTTTGGAGTAATGTTTCTTCTTCTGATGCTAGTTGTTGCTTCAGTGTATGAGCTTTTTGAACGTCCACTCTCACCCCAAGAAATCGCATATCGACCAGGCAAGGAAAAAGATCCGTTTCCAAATCAAAAATAGATTGAAGGTCTTGGTCTATAATTTCTTTTTGCATAACTTTCCAAAGTGCTAAAGTTAATTCTGCATCACGTTCAGCATAGTTACCTACATACATTGCAGGCATCTTCCACATATCAGCTTTAGGATCTAGTCCCCATTCTTTTGCTGCATTGTTTAGTTCTGCCTCACTCTTACCTTGACCACAATAATCCCAACCCAGTGATCCAAGATCATATCTAAATCTGTTTTCGTTAACTAATGATGCTGCAATCATAGTGTCAACAATTCTTCCGTTGACTTTTATACCCATAGCTTTAATCCATGAGATATCGTACATTGCGTTGTGAAATATTTTAGTAGAATTAGATGCACAAATATCTGTAAACCATTGAATTACTTTACTTTTTTCTAAGTTACCACCACCTTCGTGGTCGAATGGAAAGTACCCTGCATAGCCATCTGTTGCAATTGCAATGCCTACAACTTTACCTTTACCAACTACAGAACCTGAGCCCATAGTTTTTAATTCTGGATCATGTGTTTCTAAATCAATTGCAATCTCATCACAAAATCTTAAGTCTGGAAACTCAGTAGGTTTAACCCATTCTGTTTGTGCTTTAAATATCATATTATTTTTTAGGTTCATAAACATGTTCTTCTTCTATTATTTTATTTAGTTTATCTTTATTACTAAAAGCATACAAAGCAGCGTGGTGATCTTTAGGATATATTTCCCATGAAACTAATCTAGGATATATCTCTAAGTCAAACGTATACTTATCTTCAACTTTAATAGTTTTTTTAATTATAGATTTACTCGGCATTGTAGTCTCTTTCCTTTATCATTTCTAAATAATGTATAGCTTTATCTATGTCTTCTACTCCGCCTTTGTGAGAGTGTCTGCATATATATTTTATAGCATTCCCTTCTGCAAAAAGCAATTTATTCTTGTTTATAAATTCTGCTGGCTGTATTTTCATGTACATATAATGTGTACCTGAAACTTGTTTTAAGTATGGATCGTCGCTCATATTTTAAACTCCTTAGATTTGTTTGGACATTTTATTAAGTATAAATTTTTCATAGTTCTTGTGATACCTACATACCAAACACGATATTCTTCATCTTGTTTTTGTATAGATTTTTTTGCTCCTTTGAGTGTATTTGATGTGTGGTTTAAAAACAAAACAACGTTAGTTGCTTCACCACCTTTTGCACCATGTATCGTTGATACTTTTATTCTTGCTTCTTTTGTTGGATCTTCATTGTTAAGTAACAATAACTTCATGTAAGTTATCTGACTGTCAGATACATTGTTAAATGCATCATACCATTTCAACGATAGATTCATTGGTCCTTTTATTCTTTCTTTAATTCTTTGTAATTGTATATCAGGAAGAGTGATCTTTTTTTGTAATTGAGACCAGTATTGTATATCCTCATACAAACTTTTACCAATACTATTTCCTTGTGTTGTATTAAAAAATAAACCTTTCTTTTTTAAATAAGTTGGTATTGGTTTTAATAATGATTTAGTTCTTGTAAGTATTAACCAATCACCTGTAGACATATCTATATCTGATAGTTTATATCTTTCGTAAATTTCACCAAATTCAGACTTTGGAAAATACTCTTTGTCAATTCTATTATCTTGTATTCTATCAATGACATCTAATGCAATTTTCTGTATACTACTCGGCACTCTTTCTGACTTTGTAAGTGGTATTTCTGTTGCGTCATAGTCAATAAAAGAATCTACATCTGCACCAGCCCAACCAAATATAGCTTGGTCATCATCACCTGCTACCCACACATCACATTTTGTATCTTGTTCTATTTTATTTATCATAGACCATTGTATTAGCGACAGATCTTGTGCTTCATCTACAAATATAACATCAAACTCTGGCACATCTTTTGTGTCTAAAAATTTTTGTATCATGTCTGTAAAATCTATAAGACCATATACTTTTTTATAGTTGTTAATTTCTTTTTCTATTGCATCTAGTTTGTCTCTTTCAATTTTAGATAAGTGTTCGTTTAAATCTAACTGATCTAATACAGATATTTGTTTCACTCTTGCTAAGTTAATTAGCCCTAGATACTCACTGTCAGATGAAAATATACCATTCCAATTATTAGTTTCATATGACGCGTATTTAATTTGTATGCCACAGCTATCACCTATTGCTTTGTAGTTAAGATCTTGCATAACGTTTTCTTCTTTAAGACCTAGTCTATTAAATGCTAGTGAGTGTAGTGTTTGAAAGTATTTTATATCTTTCTTTGTAAGTTCTGTTTTTATTTTTAAAAACCTATCTCTTGCTTCACCCGCAGCTTTACGAGTAAAAGCAAAGTAACCTATACGATTTAGCGGTGTGCCTTTGTCCACATACTTCTGTACTTCGTTTAACAATCTTCTTGTCTTACCTGTGCCTGGTGGACCCACTACCTTATATCTCATTAGTAGTTACTCTCTTTTCTTTCAACTGGTTTATATTCTATCTTATCTATATGTAATTGTTTTAGTCTACATACTTTAATTGTTTTACCATCTACATTTAATGAATGGTTGAACTCAACTTGACATTTATCTTTTAGTTTCTGTGCTATTCTTTCCTCTGGTATTTTCCAACTAGATCCTAGGTGATCTATGAAAGAATTAAATCTAAATAAATGAAAACCCTCTTCTGTCAAACAAGAACCACTGTTGATTTGTATTCTGTTTTTTGCACGTGGCCCATTAACACAATATTGATATAGTTCTTCATTCAATCTATCTTCTATTTGTGTGCCTGCTGGCGGTGATATCTTAGTAGAACCTTTTCTAAGTTCTGTTAGTTTTGCTCTAAAATCTTTTGGTTTTAATGGTTCATGGTAGATACCTGTCTGTTCCCATATCAAATCTAACAACTCAGTTTGTTTTGTAATTAATCTTCTGTGGTTTGCAACAACACCTTCTTTAGTTCCATCAGGTAGTACAACATTAAATCTATATTCTGGTTCTGCATACATTATAATTTCAAAATCTGTGATGTCAGGAAACATTGTAATACTGTCTGACTTAACACCAAACGGCCTTGAGAAACAAAGTGTACGCATGCATTTACTTTGTATTGGATCTTCATAACAAGTATGACCTGCAGTATCTTTTTTCCATGCAGTTATTTTAGAATCTAGTTTTGTTTTATCCCATGGGTCTTCTAGATAACTATAGTTTGCTTTTGCAACTTGATCTGGCCATTTGTCTTTGTATTTCTTTTTAGCAAAGACCATGTAGTTATACATAAACCTATCTCTACCATCATCTAGTTTTCGTTTTGAACACAATGCTAAACATGGTGGACCATCTTCAAACTCTGGATCTGTACCTATTAATATATTTCTGTATGTTTCATCTACTAGTTTTTCTAGTTCTTGTTTACCAATCTTGCTTTGATTAGCAACTTCTATAAATTTTTCTAAATCTAATTTGTTATTATCTTTATCAACTGCATATCTTTTTGTGCTACCATTATTGTAGTAAGGTAAGTTTATAAAGTTACCTGGTTTTATTTCGCCTTTGTCATCTTCCTTTAATTCTTTCTGTTTTGGAAAAACCTCTGTGTCAGGATCTAATCCAAGTGGCAGAAGAAAAGACTTCAACGCCGAGATCAGATCGACAGCTGGTATGGGTTCTTTTAAAAACAAGTAACAATGCAATCCTCCACTCTTAGATAACAATGGTATTAGTGGTAATTTAAATTGTTGAAACAATGCTAGATAATGTTCAACTTTAAAACTTGAATAATCTTTTGAGTCTATATCAATACAACCAAACTGAACTGTTTTATCTAATCTACATGGTTGTATACCAATAGATATTTTACCTTCAATGTGATCTTTATAATCACCTTGTGTAATTGGTCTACCAGCCCACTCATAGTTTGGTTTGAGTTTGTTTTTGTCAGTGTCTAATTGTGCCGAAGACATATCGGCAATACCAAAGTCGCCTTGGTATCCAGTAAATAATTCTATAAATTTTTCAACCATAAAGATCCCGGGTCGGAGCGGCTCCACTCTCGCTTTGCCGCTCCTATCTGCTCCATAAGAGTAGAATTAGTAGTTAGATTCCTCTTGTGTTACAGCTGCAGCTTTTTGCTGACTGTTTTTCAAAGAGTTATAAAAATCTCTAGCCATTTGATATAGGCCGGCATTGTCTACTTTTCTTACCATAGACACATTGTAACCATGCCAAGTAAAACTACCTGAGTTTTCAACAGAATTTAATTTATAAATTCTAGAAAATGTAGGTGCTTGTAAAGATTTTCCTGTGTTAGGATCGTTTTCAAATTCATTCTCCATTAAAGAATTCCATTGTCTACTTACCTTAAGCTGTGTTGACTTCATAGTCATCAAAGCTTTCTCCGGTCTCTCACCATTAATAATTACAAAGTGATTCGCTGTTTTGATAATTTCATTTCCATTATCTAACATATCTTTGTTTCTATCATTTTGAGTTACCTTCGACATAATTCCAGGTCCTCTGTCATTATGTATAGGTCTACCTTCTCTTTTTTCAAAAGGTGCCCACTCTGGATATGTCATCTTGTAGAATACAGGAATAACTTCTATTCCTTTTTCTCCATTATACAGTTTTTTTGTAACTGTATTGTAGAACATACCAGCTTCAGCGCCTTCTACATACTTTGCATGTTTCTTTTTAGTCTCATCTGATCCTGATTGTAACAGTTTCAAAAAAGGTAAAGCTAGATCTTGTTTGTCTACGTTCTCTAAACCCATTCCTGAGTCTGATACGAAGTCCAAAGTTGCTAATGATCCACTTTCTTGTTTTACTACGTCTCTTGTTTCTTCATTCATATTATTTGTTCCTTGTTATTTTTGTTTTGTTTCCCTTAAACAGATTAAAATGTTCAGAAGGTAAGTCTAAATCTTTTTCGACTCGCTCTCTGAATAGTGCTTTGAGAGTCATGGGTTCCACTTTAAGCTTTTGAACCGGTTGGTACCCATTGCTCTCGGCAAGGTTTGCGTATTCGCTCGCCTTGTTATCTTCGTTTCGACCAAAGGAAACAGTGATTTCATTCTTAATCAAATCACCCAAGTCGTTATTTCGAAGCCAGTTAAATGCGCCTTCCTTTTTATCTACAGGAATTGTTGCGCTATAAATTTCTTTTACCTCTATTGCAGAACCATCTTTTAGTTTCATAGTTTTTAGTTTCATAGAGTCCATAATTTCTGGTATTACTTGTTGTGAAAGTTTATCCGCTTGTTGTTTTTTTCTAGATAATCTTTCTTCTTCAATTTTAATTTCATCTTCTAGCTTTTGTAATTCTAAAACATGGCTAGATAATGACTCAACATTATTTAATTCGTTTACTTGTTGAGGTGCATCCTCAACAAACATTTTTTGTAAATCTTCACTCATCTGTATTTCCTCTTTCATATAAATTTATTTCTATTGGATAGTATTGTCTTTCTTGTTTGTCCCACTTTAATAAATTGTATTTACCATTAGTCATATCAGAAACTATAGAACATGTAACTCCAATAATTGCAGGATCACCTGTTAATAATAAATAATCTTCTGGTGTAAAATCTTTTAATAGATTTCTTAATTTAAAAATTAGTGGACCAGGAGAAAAAATAATTTGTGATAATTCAGGAAGTAAAAATTTAAACTTACCGTATTTACCGGCACCAATAATATTTATTTTTGGGTTACCTGTTTTTGTACCTGGTATTTCCTGTATCACGTAAACTATATTTTCTTTCATGGCTTGACTTCTATTTTATATTTGATATCTTGTCAACTAGAAAGAAGAAAATAAATTATGAATTACAAATTTAAAACTAAGCCATACGCACATCAACTCAAAGCATTAGAAATGTCTTGGGAGAAAAAAGCTTTTGCGTATTTTATGGAAATGGGTACAGGTAAATCTAAAGTGTTGATAGACAATGTTGCAATGCTTTATGACAAAGGTAAAATTAATGGTGTATTAATTATTGCACCAAAAGGTGTATACAAAAATTGGTATAGTTCTGAAATACCTACACACTTACCAGATCATATAGAAAAAGTGTCCGTATTGTGGCAAGCAAATATTACAAAACAACAACAAAAAACTTTAGATACATTATTTAAAACAGGAACTGATCTACATATTTTATGTATGAATGTTGAAGCTTTATCTACAACTAAAGGTGTTGATTTTGCAGCTAAATTTATAAACTCACACAACACGATGATGGCAATAGATGAGTCTACTACAATAAAAAATCCAGAAGCTAAACGTACAAAAAATATTGTGTCACTTGGTGTAAATGCAAAATATAAAAGAATACTTACAGGATCACCAGTAACTAAATCACCATTAGACTTATACAAACAATGCGAGTTCCTTGACCCCTGGCTCTTGGATCATAATTCTTATTACTCGTTTAGAACTAGATACGCTATTATGAAGACAGCAAATTTTGGTGGACGATCGGTACAGATTGTAGTTGGTTATCGTAACCTTGCTGAACTATCAGAAAAACTAAAACCTTTTTCTTACCGTGTATTAAAAGATGATTGTTTAGATCTACCAAAGAAAACTTTTATGAAACGTATTGTACAACTTACACCGGATCAAAACAAAGTATATACACAGATGAAAAAAGAAGCACTTGCAATATTAAATGGCAAGATGATTACCACTGCAAATGCATTGACACAGTTAATGAGATTGCAACAAATAACTTGTGGCCATTTCAAAGCAGATGATGGCACTGTTCAACAACTAAAAAGCAATAGACTAAATGAGTTGGTTGATGTGCTATGTGAAATAGAAGGTAAAGCTGTTATCTGGGCTCATTGGCAAAGTGACGTAAAACATATTATAGATGCACTCGTAGATGAGTTTGGCCCTGACTGTTATGTAGATTACTATGGTTTGACACCACAAGATGAAAGACAGCAAAACATAAAACGTTTTCAAGATGATGAAAAATGTAGATTCTTTGTAGGTACACCTCAAACTGGTGGATATGGTATTACACTTACTGCAGCTTCTAATATGATTTACTATTCTAATGGTTATGATTTAGAAAAACGTCAACAGTCAGAAGCACGTATTGATCGTATTGGTCAGACTAAACCTATGACATACATAGATATAATGTGTGAAGATACAGTAGATGAAAGAATTGTAAAAGCTTTACGTAAAAAAGTCAATATTGCAAGTCAAGTTATGGGAGAAGAATTAAAAGCTTGGATATAGGAAAAAATAGGATATACGTATGAGCGCTACAATTTTTGTAACAAGACTACAATAACACCACCCATACCTGTCATAACAGCACCCATAGAAACTAAAAGTATTCTTTCAATTCTAGTTATATGGTTTTGTAATTGATTCATTCTATCGTAGGTTTGCTTTTGCATAATACGACACAGCTTTTCGTGTGATTCTATTTTTTGTATTGCGCTTTCCTTACCTGGCATTTTTACCTACCCAATAACAAAGTGGTTCTAGTATTTTATTATATATTTTACCTAGCAATGAAGGTTTACTATTAAACATTACATGTTTTAAATGCTGTGTTCTATGTTTTGCAAAATGTGCACCTATGGCTTTTACAATATTACTTTTGTGCATAGCTTTTACAAAAGGTTTAAATAATTTATGATATCCTTCTTGATGCTGTATAGTTAAATATTTTTTTTGATATATATACCAAATCTTCATAGCTTTAGACCAATCCTCTAATCCTGTTGTTTGATACATAGCTGTGCAAACTATACTTTTGCCGCCGCCACCACCACCGTTACCGCCATCGCCGCCACCGCTGCTGTAAGGTCCATAATCTTTTTTAGTTGCAGGTTTTGAAGGTGCATCATATGCTGCAGATTCATATGAATCTTGGTTACTATAAGAAGCAGTTTCAGCTGCTGTATCTACAGCATCGAAAAAACTATCTGAACCGCTATCACCTGTAGTAGGAGCTGCTGTACTTGTGTCACCAGCCATAAATTCTTCATCACTAAACTCATCTGCGTCATCCTCAAATCTATCCTGATCTTCTCCCTCAGTTCCAGAAGCGTCTGTGGTTTTATCAGAGCTATCGTCTGTACCTGCTTCATCGCCTCCTTCCGTCACCTGTGATTCTGTTGGTTCAACTAAAGATTCAAAGTCATCTTCTAATGGTGTTACAGATGTTGAAGTGGTTGTTTTTTTAGCTACTATTTCATCTATAGCTTGTCCTAAAAACTGATCTTCTCTAGGGACTTGTCCCGTTTCTTCCATGTATTGATTTTCAAGTTCTCTTTCTCTGTCAAAAATATCTTTTTTGTCTTGAGCTGTAAAATCAGAATCTTTAAGTTCTGTTGTTGTCGGTTGTGAACTATTAGAGCCAACCGTATCAAATTCATCTAAATCTACATCGTCTGATATTTCAGAAGGTGGTCCTTTAATTCCTGTTACTGTTTCATCAGGTAGTTCTGATATTTCAGAAGGTGGTCCTTTAATTCCTGTTACTGTTTCATCAGGTAGTTCTGATATTTCAGAAGGTGGTCCTTTAATTCCTGTTACTGTTTCATCAGGTAGTTCTGGTGGTTCAATTGGTGTAACTAAAGATTCAAAATCATCTAAATCTACATCGTCTGTCATTTTGTTTAATGTATCATCAGCTAAAGTCATTGGTGCAGGTTCTTCAAATCTATCTACATCTTCATAAATATTTTCAAACTCTAAATCTGGTGTAGTGTCAACATCACCATATAATTCTGCATCAGTAACATTGGGGCCAATGTAATCTGGTGGAAAAGTATCAAATATATCTGAAACTATAGTCCCTGGTTGCGTGACGCCTGTTACTGGTGTAGTGTCAAACTCTCCAACTCCTGTGTCTATATTTGCAAAAGGATTGACTCCTGTTGGTGTAGTCGTTAACATATCACTACCTTTGTCATCATCTGCCGCTTTTATACCAGTTTTTACTCCTTCTGTTATACCTAATATATCTTGTTCTTTTTTCTTAGCATCTTCAAGATCAACTAATCTGTCTAATAAGTCACTGTCTACATCACCTGTGTAGCTACCTGCTTTAACATCTGCTATTTCAGCAGCAGTCATGCCATATTTATTTGCTAATGTATTTTCTATTGTATCAATTCTATCTTGATATGCTTCCTGTAATCCAAATGTAGGATCTAAAGGATTACCTGATACAGTGTTATAGTTTTCCATACCTGGTATATAGTTTGGACTACTTGGATTCATATATTGTGCACCTTCTCCAGTAGTATAAAATTCATCTAATGCATTTTGTCTTGGATCTCTGTCAGGTAATATTGCTTCTAATGCTTTTGCAATTAAAGTTATTGGAACACCAGCTACTAAATTTATACCAGCTTCTATGGCTGCTTTTTTAATATCAAAGTTTGCAGGAAGACCTAATTTTTCTAATAGACTTGTGTTATCTGCTAGATCTTCTTCTGTTACTACATCTTCTATAATTCCAAATCCATCAGCTCCTCCAGCTTCTCCTCCAGCTAAATCTAATAAATTTGGGTCACCTGTGTTTGCATAAGTTGGTGTTGGAAGATTTGCGCCTCCAGCCGCTCCTGAAGCTAAAAAACCTTCTTGAGGTTCGGTTGGAAGATTTGCTCCACCTGCTGCGCCTGAAGCTAAAAAACCTTCTTGTGGAGATGTTGAGGGAAGCCTTGCGCCACCTGCTGCGCCTGATGCTAAAAAAGGATCAGATGTTGAAGGTGATGCTGGTGGTTCATAAGTTTGAGCATCATCATATTCAAAAGGACTTACATCATATTCTGGATCTAGACCTATAAACCCAGAAGGACCTGGAGTTACACCTGGATCAAAACCTGCATTATTATCAGGTGTTGGTGTGCCGCCTGTTGCTGGAGGCGTGCCTCCACCTCCTTCGCCACCACTTGGTGGTGCTGGTGTTGTAGGTTGTGATGTGTCTATTATTGGTAAACCAGATGCAAATAATCTGTTAAGATCAGAAAGATAACTGTATGATGTAGGATCATATGATATGCCTGGATAGTCTTCAATAGCACCTAGTAATCTTGGATTTGTATCTGTTTGTGTTCTTAAATTAGATACATCAATACCTTCATCAATTAAATCTGGATCGGTTACTATTAATGATTTAAAATCTTCACTAGACATTATGCCATTCCCCTTTGTCTTAACCTTATAGCCTGTTCTTCAGGACTTAGCAATGCCTGTTCTGATGGTGTTAAGCCTGTCTGTGTTAACGATGCTTGTTGCACCGGTTGTATCATTGTTGGGTCTACGTTTGGTGTTGGTGGCAGTGGTGCTTGTGACAAGTCATCAATAGGTGGTAAATATTCATCTATATTAATATCAAATTCATCGTCAAAAGATAAATCTCTTAAATCGTCTTGTATTTCAATTAACACATCTCTTACTTCTTCAAATGGATTATCTACACCAATACGTTCTTCAATTTGTCTAAATTCTCTTTGTATGTTTTCTGATGGAAAGAATGGTGTATAGATATCATTGTCTAATCTATTATATAAATTAATTAATTGTCTTTCTCTAAACTCAGTTCTAATAGCGTCCATGTCTGTACCCAAAATATCTGCAGCTTGAATATTTGAACGCATTTGTTTATCATTATTAAATTTAGCTTTGTTAGCTACAATAAATCTTTCAATAACATCTCTTCCTGTTTTAGGTCCACCTTTTAATAGTGACTCAGATCCTCCAGTAAATAATGCTCTTGCTTCCCTGTTACCTCTTTGATAATCAGAAATTTTAAAACCCATAGATCTAACAGGATCTATCTTAACTTGTCTGTACCCTAAAAATCCTGTTAACTCATCTGGTAATTCAAAAAACTCTCCACGCTCTGATGGTTTGTCAGCTGCTGCTTGATACAATCTTGTAAGTTGTGGGTAAGAAAAAGGTAACATAGATTTTCCTAAGTGTTCAATCATGTTTTTAATTGCAGTTCCTGGTTCATTTTCCATTTGTGCTTCAGTGTAAATTTGTCTACCTTCTCTAGTTTTACCACCTCTTGCAATTAAATCTAACATTGCTTCAGTATAAATTGCTTCTGATATAAATGGTGATGCAAGTTCACCGGCTGCTTCTGCCATACCAGTCATAATACCTTTCATTAATACATCTTCATTTTCTATACCTTGTTGAATATTATTAAGTAAAGTTTGAAAAGGTCTAATAGCTGTATCGTATGCATTACCATGACTAAAATCTATATATTTTAATTCACCTGTTTCTTCATCTCTAATTGGTAGAATAGTAGAATTTTTAGACCACTCAGGTAAAAATTGTTTTAGTGCACGTAACTCTTCATTAGTTACATTGTATAAACCTTGAAATCCTTTTTGTATTCCATATGGAGCTGCAGCTAATACAGTTGTCATACCTGCTAATCTTTTTAAACCGATAGATCTTAATGCAGGGTTTTGTATTTCTTTAATAGAACGTTTTGCAATATTAGTTGTTGTTCTTAATATCTCAGATGGAAACGACATAAACGTTCCAAGTGGTAGACGTCTTAAAGCTCTTACAGTATCTGACACATAAGCATAGTTTGGTACAGTGTTTCTTACAATATCAGCTGCTTCTTCTTTTAATTGTCTTTCAGTAAATTTTATACCTGCTTTAGTATATGCACCTCTAAGCCTTTGCATCTCTACAGCATAGTTTGCTATTTTAAATAAATCATCTTCTGCTGTATATAAATCTTCTGCAAATTTCATACCTGATTTTAATTTTCTACCCGTTCCTGATGTAAGTTTTTTCATCATAGACTCTAATGGTTTTCCAATGTTTAAATTTTCACCCATACGAGTATCCGTTAATAGATTTTTTATATCTCCTAATTGTACTTGTGAGTTTACAACACCAAGTTCTAATAATTCTCTATATGCTTCATTTGCTTCAGCTGATCTTGTACCTACTTGTAATTTACCAAATGCATCTCTAAATGCTCTACCAACTAATGCAGGGTTTTCAAATAAAATACCATTACCAGCAGAAAAAGCAGTAGCAGAAAATAAATTTCTAAAATGTGTTTGCGGTGATAAAATTGTTTTTGCAACTTGTGATGCTGCTTTTGGAAACAATACTAAATTTCTGTATCCCCATGTTAATCCTTTTTCAATACCGGTTGCACCTTCTCTAGGTTCAAATAAAAATTTTAAAGTTTTAGTGCTATCTCCTAATCCTTCAGCAATAGCTTTGGTTGTAAACTTACCTGCTAATGGATTAACAGTAAACTCATCTTTAAAATACGGTGTCATGTATCTATCTAATTCTACTATTTCTTGATTAGGTAATGCTTCTGCTGCTTCTAATGCATCATCAAAAAAGAAACCTCTTGATCCGCCCGGTGTAGTTGCAGTAGCTGCTTTTTTAATTGCATCATCTTGTTTTGCAATATTTTCAAACAACTCATTTTTTCTAGCAATGTTAGATAACTTTGTCATACTATTGTAGATAGAGAATCTAGGGTCTTCTATTTCACCAAACAATTTTTTTATAACTGCTCTATCTTTACCAGGTGTTTCAGCTAACAAACGTTCTGGTTTAATATCATCAGTTACAACTCTTTTAAAAAATTTATCTATCTGTGGTCCCTCTTCTGCTAATGTACCTTTTGCAAATTTTATAGGTAAACCTGGAGGTGCTTTTTGATTTTTTGCAGATTTAATTACAGCGTCAACCATGCTTTGTGCTTGAAAATCTGTTAGGTTTTTACCATTTTCTTTTGCATATCTTTTAAAATATTCTTTTGTGCCTTTGATTGCTTCTTCTGTTGGTGTGTAAGCTAAAAAAGGCAACACAGATTTATCTTCAAATATTCTATAAGTGCTACCAAGATAATCTTTTACTCTTTTACCCATTAATGTTTTTAAAGTTTGTACATCTTTAGGTGCGTTTGATGATGCGTTAATTAAATCTACAAATTTTTCTCTTGCACCACCTATTGCTTCAAATATATTTTCTATGGATTCGTCTGTTGCACCATTGTCTTTTAAAAACTTGTGTGTTCTAGCTGCTGCACTGCTTGGAATAGCTTTACTTAATTCACCTTCAAATAAAATATCATTTAATTCTTTGTATATGTCAGCTTTTCTTTTGTCTGATGATTTGTCTAATACAGATTTTACCATTGGAAACATACTATCTACTTCAGAATCTATTGTCTTAACTAACTCCATAGCTCTGTTGGTATCAGCCATAGTAGCACCTTTTTCTGCCATTTTAGCTTCAAAGATTGATTGTGGTTTTGCACCTCTAGCTCTTAATGCAGAAAATGTTTTATTGAAAAATTTATCTAGTTTTGAATTACTAAACTCTATGTTTTTACCACGTAAAGCTGCAGCCTTAATACCTTTACCTACACCATATACAATAGGTGTTATTAATAAAGACTCTGCACCAAACTTTGTTCTGTTCATTAATTTTTTAAATGCATCTTCTCTACCACCTTCATCGGTTACTTCTTCTAAGTCTGTTGGCCCAGCTTCAAACACATCACCAAAAGTTCCAAGTTCTTCTACATCAGCAACAAATGCTTCACCTGCTGCCCCACCTGCAACTCCTGCTGCAAATCTTTTTTTACCAATAGTTTTATTAAAATCATCTGCTTTCTTTGCAGCTTTCTGTAGGTTAGTACCTTTTATGTTCATGTAGTTACCAGCTTTTTTAGCTTTAATTGCTTTACTAGCTAGTTTAAAACCTATACCACCTGGTACACCTATTTGAACTAAACCTTCTGTAAGTCTACCTATTGCTGTATCATCTGCAATGTCTTCAAATATATTTATTTTATCAAACATTTGTTCAACATCTGCTGCAAGATCTGTATCAAAACCTAAATCAATTAATTCTGCACCAAGAGATATAACACCTTCAGGTACTTTTATAACACCAGATGCAACTCCCGCTAAAGCAGAGGTGATTGCACTTCTTTCACTATTGATTTCTTCGTCTCGTAGGGAGGTAAAGCCTTCTGGATCTATAATCTCCACCATTTATCCTCCTATCTAAGTAATGCTGAATATTCTGGTAATTCTTTTGCTATGTTGCCGTCAAATTCAATTACTTTTCCATTCTCTACATCAATATAAACTCCAGGTGATTTACCTTTTGTTTTATATTTACCATCTTTAAATTTAATGTTTGATCTTGGATTTTTTCCTGCTTCTCTTAATGCTGGTGCAACTTTTGTATCAAATGCAGCATGGTTATATGCTTTGCTACCATCACCGTATTGTCTTCTATAATCAGCTAATGCTCTTTCTAAATTAGCTTCTGGTCCATATGTTTTACCAGGGCCATATTTTATGCCAAGTAGTTCAGCTGTCTTTTTTCTGATTTGATCAGGAGTTGCATTTCTTGGTAACATTGCTCTTGCTTCTTTTTCTGCCGTTAATACACTTTGATTTTTTTTATTCATCTGTGATGATATTGCTGCTGATACTGCTGCTTGTTTTCTTTTAGCCATTGCAGCTCTTCTCATATCGTCTTGTGTTGTAAAAGTTTTATAACCTGATTTTAAGGCTTCTCCTATAGGAGTCCCTGTTGCTATATCTAAACCAAACTGACCAATAGGTAATCTTGTTTTAGGCATTGGTGCAAACTCATCCATTGCAGATAAGATATTTTGAGTTGTTCCTCTAATCATTTCTGGATTTAAAGTTCCATTTTGTAATTGTTTTCTATCAGTAAGCCCAGTCATGATACCATCATTAACTTGGCCACCTCTTCTAAACATAGGTCTTTTTAAAGTTCTAGACACTAGTTACCAAATCCTTTCGGAAACAATCTTCCATAAATATCTGCTCCTGCTAATCCATATCCTAGTGCTTGTGCTAACGGACTAGCTGATGGTGCTGTAGCGGCTGTTGGATCTAAACGCACCGCACCTGCGCCTGGTGTTATTTGTGCAATACCTTGACCATACATATTTAATCTGTCTCTTGGATCTTGAACAGCCATCTGTGCTGCTTGTCTTTGTGCATCAAGTATAGCTTGGTTTTGTGTTTGTTGTGCTGAACCTAATGTGCCAAGACCAGATATTTGTGCTCTGCTAAAGTCTTGTGCTGCTCCACCTAAACCTTGTTGTAGGTTTGCAATACCCATTTGGTTTGCTAAATCTTGTTGTCTTCTATTTGCTGCATTTTGAAAACCTGTTTGTCTTAAACCTGCTAATGTTTGTGCTCGATTCTGGTCGCTTTGTGCCTGATACTGGGCTCTTTGTACACCTTCACGTCCACCGCCAAAAGCACCTGGTACACCTAGTGCAGCTGCTGCTTGTTCATTTGCTCTGATCTTTGCTTGTTGATCAAAGTCTTGCATCGTTGTGTCAATAACTTGTTGTTGGTAAGGTGACATGTAAGATTGAATTGATCCTGCTCCTGTACCTGCGCCTGTTCCAGTCAACGCTGTACCTGCGTCTGCCGCTGCTCCAGCTTTTGTTAAAAATGGTTGATAAGAGCCAAGGCCTGTTGAAGGATCTGTTGCTTGTGCATATGCTGCTGCTTGATAAGGATCCTGTGCTGCAACTTGCGGTGCAAGTTCTGCCATCCCTGCTCTTCTAATACCAAACTGTTCAGCTTGTGCTTTTCTATTTGCAAATTGTTCTGAAGTCTCACCAGGTTGTTGAGTTGTTGCAGTTGTAATACTTGGTATACCTGCTTGTCTTGATAAATCAGTTAGATATGTTTTCTGTGCTGCTTCTACAAACTCTGGTGGAAGTGTTCTTGATTCTGTAATACCGCCTGTTTGAAGACCAACTCTACCACCTGTAGCTATAGCTTGTCTTTCAAGTGTATCTTTAGCTTCTTCAATTGCTTCTTGTTGACTGAAACCTTGTTCCATAAACTCTTCGACAAGTCTCATAAACTCTCTTTCATTTTCGTCCATAGACGCCATTTTTCTTGGTTGGTCTTTTCTTTTAACCATTTCGTCTATCATCATTTCTATTTGAATAATTTCATCGTCACTTAATTCGTTCAAAGGTTTACCAAATTGTTTCATGGCTATTGATTCCATAACCTGGTTTCTTTCATCCATTGCATCTGGCGCTGAAGCCATCATCATATTTTCCATTAAGTAACCCTTCTCTCTAAATTTTTCATTGTATCATACATCTTTTGTGCTCCTTTTTCAACACTGCCGTTGCCTGCTCCTCTTACAGCATCCGCTGTAAATACAAACTCATTCTTTGATAACATTGCTGGAACGTCATCTGCTTTTTCTTTTATACCAACTGGTACGAATCCACCTTTAGCTCTGTAATCTAATTCTGTGATACCACCTTGATTGACTCTAGGCTCACCCATAGGCATACCACCACCTGCTAGTCTTTTTAGTTTAGCCAGATCTCCAGGTTGTCTTCTACTTTGATAAGGTGCCTGTCTAATAGATTCTAGATATTTACGAAAAGCATTTGCTTCTAAACTACCTGTAAAATCATAACTATATCCACCTGGTAATGTAACTGGAACCATAGCCGCTGTTCCAGCACCTTGCATTACTTCAGGGTTATCTTTTTTAAACTGTTCAAACCCAGATAATAATTGATCTTTAGGTAAAGGGTCGTTGTAGCTTAGAAAACCTGGTTGAGTAGGTGGATTTAATTCTCTCTCTGTTAAAATTTCTTCGTCTGTTTTTACTGGAGGCACTGGTCCTCCGATTAAAGATTCTTCTTCTGTTGGTGGCATGTATTGTGAATCATCAGGTACTAAAAATTCGTCACCTAACATTTTTTCTACTTTAAATCCTTCAGGAGCAGGTTGTCCTGGTTGCCAATTTATTTTTTTAGAAAAATCAGTTTCCATAGGAGGCATTGGTTGAATTATTTTTCTAGGTGGTTCCATAGGCATTATTTTTTCAGGTGGTTCTATCGGTTGTGTAATAGGCATTACTGGTAATATAGGTTGAACATCCCCACCTGGAGGTTGAACTGGTTTAGATATTGGCATATCAGGTTCTATAGGTGTTGGTGTAGGTGCAGCTATTCTTTGTGGTGCAACATAACCTGGTAGCCTGCTTCTTGCTGCTTGAAACTGTTGTGATACTGCTTGTTGATTTGCTAAATTACGTCTCATGTTTTCTGCAAGTGTATTTGCCATAGTAATACCACCCGTTTGATAACCGGCACGTCCACCTGACATCATATTGTATCTTGCAACAAATGCATCTTTGCCTGCATCATCCAATGAAGAATACTCTTTATCAAATTTAAAATAGTTATCAAAATAACTTCTCATTTTTTTACCAACGTTTTCTTTTCTTCTTGCTAGATATTCTTCCATAGTCTCACCTTCTTGTTGAGGTGGCTCTTCTGCTATAAAAGCACTATAAAGATATGTTGCTGCACTAGTTGCTCCACCAACTAATATTTGTTGTTTTACTAATGAAGGTAAATTTTTTAGTATTGGAACGTCTTTAAATAGTCCTGTCGCGTCTCTTATAAATCCTACACCTTTTCCTGTTGCTATTTTTTTACCTGCGTTTGCAGTTTCTTCAAAAGGATTTACTTTATCTTTTTGAAATAAATTTTTTAATGATGTTGTTCTTGAGGAATTTAACGGAGAAGTAAATCTATCACCTGCTGTTCCAAAAAAATTTTGTTGTGGCCCTGCTCCACCTAACATTCTAAGACCTTGTCCTCCAACATAAGTTCCAAGACCTTGTTTAAGTGCATCACTGATACTGCCTCTTTGATCATAACGACCAATACCTCTCATTGCTGCTGCAATACCAGGATTAAATGGTGCAACAAACGGTGCAGCTTTAACTGCAATGTCTGCTAATTCATTAGGTATAAGTTTTCTAACAAAATCTCCAATACCATATTTTTGTCTAGGCACGGCATTCATGATGCCACCTTTTGCACGTAGTTGTCTTCGCATTTGAGATCTTGTAATCATATATATTAAATTTTGTTTATATTAAAAAGGCAGGTATTTAACCTGAATTTATACTAATACTTGTTTTTAACAAGTAAATCAAGACTATGTTGTAACTTCTCTAGGCTTAGATTCAAGCGCTGATAAGATTACATGTAGTCGATTAGCCGTAGCTGCAGTCACTTTTAATACTTCACTTTCCTGTAGTACTAAAGGCGCTGTAAGTAATTCTGTTGTGCCATTTGCTGATATTGATTTAGTCTTAAATAAACTAAATACAGCATCTGATGTATCAGTAATAGTGATCGTTATAGTATCTGCATTACCAGAGTCTTCTGATACTAATATAGACTTTATAATAGCAGTGGTTGCTGATGGCACAGTATACAATATTGTAGCTGATGTAGAAGTTAAATCTACTTTTTTATTTACAAATGAATTAGCCAAAGAAATATGCCTCCGCTTCTGCTTCGTCTTTTAAATCTTGTTGATAGGTAGTATTTAATTTTTGCACTATGCTATCCACATCTCTTACAAAAGACTGTTGAGTTTGTTGATCATACTCTCTATCGGGTTGTGTTAATGATTGTACAATTCTAGCCATTATCTTCTTCCATCTGGTTGATAGTCTATTCTAAAAGTACCTACTTTCCAAAACTGACCTGTGCTTGTGTTGTCTATTTTTAAAGAGATTGATCTAGCACGCGCTCGTGTATCTATCTTTTGTGTGCCTGATGTTATTGTAAATGGACCTAAGGAAGAGCTTGCTTGTGTATCATTTGGAAAATCTCTTAAATTTAATGTAACTCTAGTATTTCCTGTTTGTGCTAAAAAATCTGGTATAATTCTTCTTATTTTCATCATAAACTCACCATCACCAGCAAGCCCTTGAGTACCTATATCAAAATCTCCAGATTCAATTGATGCAGTAATTGCAGTTGTCAGACCTTCTTTAACTTGATTTAATCCTGTTTCATGTTCGTAATAAGTTGATGTACCATCACTATTACCATAAACATAATTAGTATCTGTTGTTGCAGTTGTGCCACTTGAATCATATTCTGTTGCATGAGGTTTACCAAATACAGCAGAATCTTGCCATGCGGATCTAGCTAATGTACCACTAGTCCATACTGGTCTCTCGGGACTTGAGTCAAGATAATTGTATGCAACCATTCTATTTACAGTCTCTGAACTTGAACTTGGATAGAACCACATAATTTCACCAAACAAATTATTTAATCCTGCATTGATGTGTTGTTTAGGAGTTGTGTTAATATCGTCAAAAACAAAATCTTCAACTAAACATGGTAATGATTCTAGTTTACCAGTGTATCTAAAAAAACCATTTTCTGACATCCAATAAGCAGCACCATCAACTTCAACAGCTGCATTTTGTCCTATTAATCCACAGTTAGTACCAACTTGTTGAAATGAAAAAGTAAATGGTGGACCAACAAAACGCATAATAAATAATGCAGTATCAGTCCAAATATAAATTGCATCACGACCACGTATTGCTCCCATAATTTTTGATCCATCTGCAAGTCTTTGTGTACCTGCAGTATTGGTTGCACTAGGTGCATAAGTATTAATATCTTCTTGAGACGAAAATCTTACAAACATTTCATCTTTTGTGGATTTTGTTCCAATCGTTGTTTCTGTTCCAAAAAATATTAAGTGACGATCCGGTGTTGATACTAAAGTAAATGCAGAAGCTGTTGGTGCACCGCTTATAATTGTTGCTCTTGTGCTGTTGGCATCTGTTGGATTTGAATTCCATTCAAATGTTTCACCGCCATTAATTGTTGCAATTAGTTTATTACCTAAATTATCTAAAGACCATAAACCTGGTGCAGTTACAATATCTCCTGATGTTGCAGCATTCCATGAAAAAAAGTTTGATGCATCAGTTACCGTTGCACCGGAAGAATGTGTTGCAGCGGTCGTACCAGAAGCACCTCTTGTTAAACCTGATAATGTTCCCCCACTATTTGACGTATATGTAATTAATTCTGTTCCTACAATAACTGTTCCTGAAGATGGGAAAGAAGATGAACTTGCCATTGTTAATGATGTTACACTTGCATTTATTTCTGATGATAGTGTTGATGTAAACTGACCTGCTTGTTGCCCGCCCCATGATCCAAGGCCCCAACCTGTTGTTGCAACTTCAATTGCTGGTCCTACAGGATAATAATGTCTAACACGAATACCACCTGATGTAGATGCTCCTGATCCCGATTCATTAGATCCAGTATCAATTGTGAGTGTCGTATCTGTTGGTATTGACGTTACCATAAATTTATTGTCATTAAAATTACTAGCGCTAAAATTAGAATTAGTAATAGATGAAAAACTATCTAACAATATTATATCAAATTTATTGATATTATGTGCTGAAGAAAAAGTTAATGTAACAGTTGAAGAACCGTTAGTTGTAGAAAAAGCTGATGTTAAAGTTGTAGTAGATTTAATTGGGTGTATGTCATAAAAAATACCACCAGAATAAACATAAAGTATTCTGTTTGTGCCTAATGCTGCATATTTAATACCTGATGTATTTACAAAATGATGGATAGCGGTGTTTCGACCTGTAATATCAACAGACCCTAATTGAGACCAACCACCTATTTTTTCAGGTGAACCATATCTAAAACGAACATTGTCACCACTAACCCATTGGCTTTCACCACCGGTAGATGTAACTTGTTTATTAAAACCTGGTGCAAATTTAACTTTTTGAAGCATAATTTACTCCTTAGGATTATCTGATCTTACTTTATTATAAGCTGTTTTATAAGCATCCCATTTTGTACTGTCTCCATTTATTTCTTTTTCACAGTATGCTTCTGCAAATTTTTTTAAATTAGGGTAAGATCTTTCTCTTTTTCTTGCATAGGTTTTAGCGTTATATGCAGTTTGTAGTTCAGCTTTTTTTGCTGAAACTTGTGACCAAGTAAAATCTTGTGTATCTTTAAAAACTGCAACTCCATTTTCATCAGCACCAGAAATAAATTTAACATTAGATTTATACTCTGTTTCATTAGTAGGTTCTCCATCTACTACAAATCCTGCTGTACTATCTAATTCTTTTATTGCTTTTGCTACGTCTGTCATAATATCTCCTTAAGCTCCTATTTCCATAAGTGTAATTGTTGATGCTGTTCTAAAGTTACCTTCATCATTTTGACTGGTTGATGCTCTATTAATATAAACTGTATTGTTACTTCTAGTTTGAACTTTATACGTTGTCGCTGAAGTGGTTGATGGACTATCCAGGAAAGTCCCACTATTACTTTCTTGAGAATATTCCTCAATTGTCATACCAGTAGAAAATCCTCTACCTCTACTACTATCAGCATCTCCTAGATAAATAACTGTTGAACCTCTTAGCAATCTAAAGTTTGCTACGTTCACTGCTGTAAGACCTTGACCCATTAAAGATATTTGTACAAGAACTTTGTTTGATGATGATGCTGGAGTAATTGCAGCTGATAAACCAATATCAACGTAAGAATTATTTGGGTTACTTGCATAAGTGTCAGTTTTTGTCGATGAAACCACCTGTAAAACTTTTCCTGCTGCTGATATACTTCCAGCATC